GCATCTTTTTGTATTGGTTTTTTTTTAGCCACTTTTCTTTTCTCTTATTTCTTTTTTTCTAACATAATCATCTTGTTCTTCTGGGGTACGCAAAGTAAAACCATCTCTTAATAAATTAAATAATTTAGATTCTACTTCATACTTACTTGGTCTAGTTTTAAACTGCATTTTATAATTTATTACATACTTACTCATTAGTATTCTCCTAAAGGTAATTTATAAACCTCTCGTATTTTCTTCATTACTGTTATACTAGGTATTCTTTTTGAGTTAATTAATAAATCAGCATAAGTATAAGATATATCTAAATCTCTAGCTAATTGATGCGTATCTATATTTTTTTCTTTTACAATTTTTTTTACATTCATTGTACTGCTCCTGAATCATGTAACGCAATAATTGTACGAATTATTGTATATAATATAATATATTCCATATTGACCTCCTAATCATCTATGTCATTCCAATGTTTAACAACTTTTCTTTTCTTAACAGGTTTATCTTTAACATATGATTCAAAACAACCTGTGTCTAAATTAAGCATCATATCTAATACTCTAGGATAACCTAGTTCCTCATATCTAGTTTTAGATATGGAAAAAACAGATTCTGTGCATCTACTACCATCACTATTTTCAAACTTAGGTCTCCAGACACTAAATATATGATCTGCTTTATTATTCCAATGTGCTGAACCAGCTGCACTATAAGGAGTAGGCGGTGCGTGTTGTGCCTTGCTATCTGGTTTAGCAGGATGCACTAAAATCATTATATGTATATCTAAAACTTTTACTAATGAAGTTAAATAATCTAAACATCTTCCTATCCATTGTGTTTCACTACCTTTTCCAAAATCTGGTGCTTCTAATTTATTCCAGGGGTCTAATATAAATGCACTAATATTATATCGTGCTTTCATATCTTTTATTCTATCTACAGTCCATTCAAATGATGGTGTATTGTTGGGATGGTTTAAGAATACAAATCTATCTCTAATAAAATTATCTGCTTCTTGCTTTTCTGCATCTGTTTGTTCTATCTCTAATTTATTATGATAAAATTGTCTTATTGCTCTAACAATATATGGCTTAACCCTAGTTTCACCGCTAAACATTCCTATGTTACATTTGTAATGCTTGGCAATATTAGTCCACATTTGTATAGCAAAGCTAGTCTTACCACCACCAGGATATCCAAGAAATAAACTTAACATCCCTGCTCCTAGATAAAACTTATCTTCCCATCCTTGCATATTAATATTATATAATTTTACCTTTGGCGGATCAGGTATCTCTTCTATATTATATACACCTTCAATAGGAAAAGGAGTAATATCTTCCTCAATCATATATTTAAAATCTTTACCCCATTCTAATAAAGCATCATTAGCATCTTTAATATTATCTGGGTAATTATAATACTTACACCTGCCAGAACCTAATAAAGCCACTAAATCTTGTCGTAGAGCCAGACCAGGCTCATCATTGTCTGTTAGTAACACAAAACACTTAACCTTATCTAATCCCTTTTCTAATCCATCTAAAACATATCTGTATTTTCTTAACTCTGATGGGTCATCACTTGCTTTAGCAGTTGCTCCTGTCGGTACAGATAATAATTGGTTTAGATCATATCCGCCCATTAACATAGCAGCAACATCCATCTCTCCTTCACAGATGTATATGGTAGTGTTTTCTAAATTCTTATTAGCTAATACATTATTTAGATTATAAAACGCAGATTCGCCATTTAATAGCTGCTTAAATGTTTTTTCTTGTATGGCTCTTGCTTTATAATTAACTACTTCATTATCTGTGTTGTAGTAATCAAAAATAATAGATTCTAATTTTCTATCACCATACTGGGCCAGACCACTTCTTACTTTTAACTGTTGCAGAGCTTCCTTGTTTATTCCTCTTTTCTCCGCCCAGTTTATTACATTCCCACTTATCATAATATTCTCCTTTTGAGTAATTACAGTGATGGCAATAACACACCACACCTTCTGTTTTAATCGTTACACTTAAACATCTATCGTGCTTATTTTTTCTAGTATGGCTGCACACAGGACATTTATACTTACCGCTATGTGGTCTACTTAATAACCATTCTCTAGTTATCATTTAAACTTCTTCCCTATATTAAAAGTTTTTAAACCATAATCATTTACTTTATTTTTAGGTATAAAATTTTCACATCTTAATAAAGAATTTTTTTTAAAAACTTTATAATTAACATGATGATGCCACCTATTAAATTTTTTAGTTAATCTGGTAATATCAGGGTGCATATCTACAAGCATTTTACTTTTCTTTAAAGTTCCTTCTTCCTTATAAAATTCATCTGTGTTACCACCTTTTATTTTTTGTGTGGACATTTTTCCTTGTAAAAAATTACTAAATTGTACAGTACACCAACCATCTTTCATTACTCGAATAGATAAATCAGTATCTTCATTGTATCTACCTCTCCATCTATAAGGAATGTCATTGCGTATAAGTAAACAACTATAAATCCTAGTGTTAAATAATAAAGGTGGCCTAGCTTCGTGTCTGTGGCAAAAATTTGCATAATTTAAACCACTTACTGCAATATTTTTATAACGCATAACAAAATCTTCACATATATAAAAACAAGAACTATCAATACAAATACTCCTTATGTTTTTATTAAAATAATGAAATGATTCTATATTATCATCCATTACCCAATGCCAGTCATATCCTTCTTTGATAGAATGTTCCCAAGCAAAGTTTCTAGCAGCACCTGGCCCAACTCTTTTATCAGTATCTTTCCAAAAAGTATCATATTTATTTTTATAATGCTGAGGTAAAATTAATAAATTTTCTTTAGGTAAAAATTTTGCATAATTATTATATTCTTGTTTTTCTACTACCATAAAAAAAGATACATTCATTCTTTTTAATGTTTCTCTAGTAGGATTATTTTGCCATCTCCCTTTACTTACAATATAAATTGGAAATCTTTGTTTTAAATTTTTATTACTTTTTGTAACATAATGACTTTCTTTAGGATTTAATGGAAACCATGATTGCTTTTCTGTTTTGCCTTGATTTCCGTCAATAAATTTTTGATCTTTATAAATATATTTTTTAACTAAATTTTTAAATTTTTCATAATCTTTTTCATTTCTAAATTTAAAAGTGCAAGTAATTTTTGCATCAGGTTCATTAATATTATCATATTCAGGCATTTCAACATATTCTTTATCATGTAAATTTTGTAAATTATTCCATAAAAATAATTGTTGAACACTACTCATTTAATTCACCTAAATTAATTAAATGATATTCTGCATAATAATTACCATACTTATTATTTTTCTTTCTTTTGGTTTCTATTTGGTAACCATCTTGTTTTAAATTATATATCCTAGCTCCTAATCTAAAGCAGCCAAATAACTCTAAGGCCTGTATAGGGTTGATAGTTTTATGTTCTTTTAAGTGTTCTAGTATTAATTGATTTTGTGTTAGTTTCATTTTTATCTCCTTTATTGTGGGGTGATTCATTCCATAATCTTTCTGCGGTAGCCATACCAAATCTAGTATTACAAACCATTTTTTCAAAAAATTTAAATTCATTTCCCATGTTATGTAAACTACTATGGCAGCTGTAGCACAATGGAATAACATCTTTATCACCTGCTCTTAAACTCATTCCTCTTGAGCTAAAGATAGGTTTTAAAAGATGGTGAGCTTGAATGTTATAATCACTACACCTAGGTCTGTCTTTAGGCATAGTGCCATTTTGTCTTAACCTATTAAAATGATCTGCTATACAACAGTCTAAATTGCTCACCCATTCAACGTGCTTTTTGTTAGTGTATCTTTTAGCCATTAAAGAACTTCCTGACCACCATTTAATCTTTTATCTGTTTCTAATACACCAGCTTTTAAATTATCAAAATACCATCTAAGAGCTATATCCCAATCTTCTGGTTTAGTGCCTGTCTTTAAAATGGTTTGTAGCACAATCATATATTGATTGTTAGGCAGTAAACTTTGTAAGTCTTTAGCTGTAGTTTGTAACTGGCTATAACCATTACTATTACTTACTACTTTACTGTCAGGAAAAACTTGTTTGATCTTTTCCACATCATTACTAGGTGTGTAAGATTTTATCCAGTTATAAGTTTTACCGCTATATTCTTGTACAGTTACTTCAGCAGTTATCGTTGTGTCAGGTCTTAATGCACCGCCACCCTTACTACAAAAATAATCTACTCCATTACTTGCTTTTACAATATATGCTTTCTTTCCTTCTCTTGGTGGTTTAACTTCTGTTATGTGTAATTCCATGTTTATCTCCTATAAAATGGGTGGGATTGCAAACAGGTGGAGCTTAACTCACCAAAAACAATCCCATGTTAATATTAAGCTCTAGCATCAATTCTTTTCCTTTAAGAACTGACTAATGTGAAGGTAACTTTTAAATACCTCCAAATGTTTCTCTTGGCTATCTCTGTACCAAAACTCTTTGACCTCTTCTGTGTCTTTATCTATTGCTATAATAACTCTAGGCAAAGGCTCTATTCCTAATTCTAAAGTATGAGCATGGTTGTATGCACTTAATTGAATTGGCCATGTAGAAGTATTAGATTTTTTAGTATATGTTTTTAAATCCATTAATACTCTTTCACCTCTTATCTCAAGGTCTGCGTCAAACATTCCTGCATAAGGTGTACCTAAATTGTCATTATAAACTAATCGTTCTGTGTAATTAGTTTTAGTTACATTTTTTAAATGGTAGTTATAAAGAGCATATTGTAATCGTTGAATTTTTTTATCCTCATCATATTGTATAATGCCTTTAGGTATGTTTTCCCAAAATTCATGACACAACGTACCTAAGTTAGCGGATTGCAGCCACTTATTAGCAGCTTCTTTTTTTATCAAAATAAGTTTTTCTAATAGTTCGTCTTTGTCTCTGAACTCAGTTCCTTCACCTACACATAATACCTCATGTAAAGTGTCTTGATAGTTTTTGCGACCAGCTGCAGATGCTATACCAAACGTGTCTCCCAATTTGAGTATAGTAGAAACACTAGGTGAATGGTTTTTAACTCCATTTATAGTAATAGTATATCTATGGGTTTTAGCATTAAAACTAATCTCAACTTCTGTACCATTAATAGTAAATTTTCTAATCATCTTTTTTACCTTTCTTTTTAAAATAGTTTAAACTCAATAGTGGTATTAATTTATTTCTTTTAGTTGTTACTGGTATCTCAATAGGGTTAACTAACATATTAATTCTATTTTTTTTTTGTAATTTGAATTGTATTATCTTCTTTTTCATAACCTGATTCCTTTGCAATATCTTCTTCAATATTATCTATTTTGTTTTTTAATTCTTTAACTTTTTTTTCCCATTTAATAATTCTTTCATCCGTACTATTTAAATGTTTTTGAAGTTCAATTTTTTGCTCCATTAATTCTATTACTGCATCTTGTGCTATTAAAACTTGTTCATATAAATCTGAAAACATAACTTTCTCCTACATTGAAATTAAAAATAAATAAAACCAAACTATTGCATTAAGTGCATAAATACTAATCACTATATACATTAGTGGCCACCTGATCTATTGTGTAACTCTTCCGCTATATCTACTGCGGTATCTTCTGGGCAACAATTATATTTCTTACATACTTCTTCCCATTTGTTTTCCCAATATTCTGGTTCAGCATCTCCTTGACCTGCAAGTGCTGCTTGATAACTATTATAAATATAAATTAGATTACTTAACATATTATTCTCCCTATTGTGATTTGTTGCGACAGAAATGATCTATGTAACTGCCTATTAATTTATTCTTAGTATCTTCTGTGTCTGCATTGCTTTCTATAAAACCTATAAAACTGTAATAGCTTTTTTGTAATAAAAGAATATCTGAACTAGCCATTAATAAAATAGATTCTCCTTTTTCTTGCTCCCATAAATATACAGAGTTTTTAGTTAATACAATTCTGTATAAATCTGTAATCGTTTTTTCTTTTTGTACTTCTGTTAATTCTTTCATATTATTACCTTATTTATAAAGTTACTATTTTTATCAAAACATTTGTTCCATTCTTCTAATTCAGTTAAATGTTTGAAATGTTTATCAATAGCTTTTACTGTATATTTTGATGATATATGTTTTGCTGCATCTGGGTCACCTATTGGCATTGCCCAATGTGGTTGCGACCAATACCATGCCTCATAATATAAAGACCTTAAAGCATTGTTATAAACCTTTTCTACAAAAATATTTTGTTTAGTTTCTTTAATTAAATCTGGAAAAGTTCTATTCTGTTCTCTTGATACATCAAGGTAATCAAAATATAAAAGTTTAGGTAATTTAATAAGTTTCATTGTTTTTACCTTATTGTATAAGGAATGGATTGTAGCTTTCTCATTCCTTCATCATGGTTATAAAAGCACACTTCCATTTTATCACTAGTTTTTAAGTCTAATGTAACTTTCCAATTTTTGTGTACACCGCTAGGCTGCCACTCTAATGTGGCAACCCCATTTTGTAATTTCTTAATATCTTTTTTCATTATGCACTCTCCTTTAAAACTTTTTTTACTTTAGTAATTTCTTGAGTTAATTCTTTTATTAAAGAAAATTGTCTATTTTTTTTTGCTACTTCTAAATTATACTCCATAGCTCTAATTCTATTTTTTAAATGTTGTTTCATGTTAATCTCCTTTAATTGAAAATTTGTCTGTAAGTTTATTAACACTTTTCATATTCTCACAAATAAAAACTATTTCTTTTGCACTTTGTATCAATAAATCTATATTAACATTACAATCTAGTATGTTTTCTTTTTTTTCTATAGAATCTTTTTTTACTAGTTCTATAGTTCTTATATTACTAATTAGTTCTTCATTTATTTTTTTTCTGATTTTCATATTAAGCTCCTTTATTTGTTATTTATATAGAGCTTATATTATTTTAACCTATAGTCAAGACTATTAGTAAAATAATTTTATTAGGTAGGAATTGTGCGAACTAGAGGTTGATAAATTATAAATACCACAATATGTAATTATCTAATTTATTATTAAAAATTGTAGGTAACTATACCTTTCATTTTTTATATTAATAAAATCTCTAGTCCGTTTGACAAGTATATATATGTTAATTTAGTAATCAATCTTTTTCTATTATCCAATTATCTTTTTGTAATTGATAATCTAAATATAACTGCGTATCTGTATATCCCCTGCCCTCAGACAAACACATAAGATAGTATTTAGGTTCATATAATTTGCAGGATTTATCGTCTCCTTCTACTGGGTGAGCTAATACAAACTTTATAGTAATACCTATAGCTACTACTACAAACAATATTACTGCTAACCCTATCATAACCATTCTAACCATATCATACATTTCTTTTTGTTTTTTCATCTTTGCAGCTTTAGCTTCTTTAATTGCTTGTTTTCTTTTGTCTATTCTTCGTTTGCGTTCCATAAGAATCTGCTCCCAACAAGTTGGGCCGAAGCGCAGGTTCACTAAATTTTTGCACTCCTGCAATTGTTCAGCAGCCAATTTAGCATTAATAATTTCCATAGCCACATTTTCTGTTGCAAAGTGATCAAGGTTTTTTGAATCTCTATCTTTTATTACTTGTTGTTGACCATTAAGTGCTTTATCTACATGACCAATAATATCACCAATATCTTGTGCTGTACTGATATTGCTTTTAATAAAGTCTACTGATTTTTTAACTAATGCTATACCAGTTAATACGGCAGTTACTGGTTCAACCATTATGCTTCTCAATGAACCTGTCGAGTTTAACTTCTAGTCTTAATACTAGCTCTTTAATCTCTCTTGTTTCATTGTGAAGCTCGGATTTTGTGGCATATTCTTTTCCTAAATCTTCTCTAGTTTTGTTTAGAAGTATTTGTAGTCTTTTTACTTCATTAAACAGTTTAGAAAATGCCCATGCAAATGGTCCTAAAACCACAGTTATAATTATGTTCCACATCATCATAGGGTCAATCGACATACCATACCCCTTTACGCATCATTTGTGATAATCGTATAGCTCTTTGACCTACCTGCTTTGCCCATTTGGATTCTAACATTTCATTTGCAGCTTTCTCAAAATCTTTATCTTGTATGGCTGCAAAGGTCTTAACCCATGTATTAGCATTAAACCTACTAATACCCATATTAAATACCATGTCTAATAATACAGCTTGTCTAGGCTCTGCTAATGATTCCATAAATGTCCAATGCTCTACTTCTTTTTGTATTCTTTGCAAATCATTTAATAATAAAAACTTTGCTTCTTCATCTGTAATACCTACATCAGATAAGTTTCTACCTACTCCGATTGTTGTTTTATCTGCTGTGCATTGATATGGTTTTAATTCTAATCCTTCATGTAGGATTAACATATCTATTAATTTACCTTTATCTACTCTCATTTTTTAGAATCAACCTTTTTAATTTTGTCTAAGCTACGCAAACCTCCGATACCTAACATACCTAATAATAAAGGCATCATAACACTCATATCAGCTTGTGGCACAGTAATACCAAAACCAGCACAAATTGGGGCTACCATAAAATTTATACCTAATGATAACGCACAAATCCAGCCACACAAGGGTCGCCAAGACGACTGAAACCAATTACCTTTAGCTTCTTCTGTATTAAGTTTGATTTGTGCTAATGCTAGTTGTTGTGCGTGTTCATCTGCCATTGTAGCTAGTTTATGAGCTAACTCTGCTTTCTTGTCTTTGTCTTGTATAAACTTACCTAGAAGTTTAGTTGCTGGTGCTATAAGTGCTGTAATAGCCATAATACCTCCTAATCGGCACTAAATGTTCCTAGGCTACTCCATAGAGAACCAGGAACTGTTGTACCATTTTGTTTACCTAATTGTGCCATTGATTGATTAACATTTACAAAAGCACCTTGACCCCAACTTGATACATCCCATTGTGCATTATCCCAAGCAGAACCCTGTTCTCTTGTATATTGTAACATTCTCTCAGAAA